CTGCGTGGAAGACCTGAATGTTAGAGTTATCCAAGTCTTCTTCAGTCAACACAGAGCCTGACACAAAGTCTACGGCTCTACTTGTTAGTACTGTTGTTCTTCTTACTTGCACCAGTGTACCACTAGCAGGTGCAGATGTTAGAGTGACTTCAGTAGAAGAAGGAAAAGTTAGACCTGTTTCAGCCACTCCATCTACTGTTACACTTATCTCACTAGTAGCAGTATAAGTGAAGGGGATGTTAAAGGTAGTGGTACTATTATCCCCTGTATAATTGTGATATGAAAATGCCATTTCTTATCCTTCTATTTGTGTTTATCTAGGTTGTAACTTTAGCTAGTCTGCTAGAGTAGCAACACCGTTGAGTATTTGTCTTGCTCCGTAGAGTGATTGAAAAGGTAAAATTCTTAGAGCTTTTCTAAACTCTGTCTCAGTAAAATCATCACCAAGAAAAGAAGTCTCAAATAAATTTTTACCTGTCTGAGCTACTCCTGAGTACAAACTAAATGCAGGTGGAGTTATAGCATAAGTGTTACCATTCATAGCTCCTGTTGTTATCTGAATAATATAACTAAAAATAGAAGCAGCACCTATCTGAGATAAAGCTCCACCTATTACTTTTTCAGGAGCTAAAGCTCTCTTTATATATTCATCAGCATCACTACGGTTTGCCGCATTTAAGTGTACACGTGCTATATACATTAAAGTACCCATAGCTACAGCACCCATTACTACTTTAGCTACTGCCATATCACCACGTTTAAGTCTAACACCTAGTCTCATACTCTGCTGTTCAAGAGAAGCCATAGTAAAGTTAAGAAACTGAAACATAGTCTTACCAACTTCAGAGCTTCTTAGCCATTTGTTTGATGAAGCTATATTAGTTTCTTGTACGTTCAATCTAGCATCTTTAAATCCTGCTAGTTCAAAAGCTTCTCTAACATCTGCATCCCATTTATCTATGTTTAATTTAGCTATAGTACCATTAGGTTTCTTTTGAACAATATTACTATTCATAACATCCCTAATTTTGTTAGCCATGTCTTCACTTAAACCAAGCTGTTGTCTCTTAGCTAAAGAAAATGGTACTTTACCTTGTGCAGCTTTTAGAGCAAACTCATTAGTAAAGTTTAGCATAGACATTCTTCTAAGTACTTGAGTAACACCTGTTAGTCCTGACCAGTAAGCTACTTTTTTCTGAGCCTCTTTAGCTACTCTTTCTGTACCTCTAATTGCTCTAGTACTCCAACCCCTCTTATCACCCCAAGCACGTTCAGGAGAAATAACACCAATACTATCATCTGTGTCATAACGTGTTACGTTGTTCCACTTACCTAGTGCTACTTCATCTCCTACTCCAAAAGCATCTATTAGTTCGTCTAATAGTTTAGGGTCTTGTCCTGCTCTGGCTCTGTCTAGTAGTCTACCATAAGCAGGGGCAGTTCTAAGAAGTGTTTTAAAAGATGTTTCAAAGAGTACGTTACTTAATTCCATGAGTGCTGACATACCAGACATACCCATATTAACAGCAAAGCTAAAGGCTCTGAGAGCAATATTAAAATCTCTAGTATTATTACTAACGTCTGAGCGTTGAGCTAATCTACCAGTAATACCATCGTACATAAACTCAGCAGCTTCTACAGCCTCACTTATTTCTTGATTGGATAGGTTCTTCTGCTTTCCCTCAGTCTTTATCTTACTGATTAAAGCCTCAAAACTACTACCTGCTTGATTTGTATTAATACCATTACGTGCTAAACCTATAGCACCTGATAGCTGGAAGATGTAACTATTAACTAATTGTTCTGCATCTTCTTCTAATAAATCTGCAAATCTATAGTCTTGTATAGTACCATCAGCATTTTGTAGTTTAAGAGTAGCTCCCTCGTTTAATACTATACGATGTCTAGCTCTCTTATTTGCTTTAGGAATATTTGTACGAACAAGTAAGTCTGTGATAGCGTCTATCTCATCTGCATCTATTCCACCTTTTTTTAAAATATCTGCAAAGTCTTCAAGGTTCATCTCGTTAGCACCAGCATGTCCCATCTTTCCTAAGTTAGGGTCAGTGATATACTGTCTGTAAGCTCTAGCTATCTGTCTAACTACATCCTTACCTGTCTTTTTCTTTTTGTTCTTTTTGTAGTATTTATCCAAATCAGTATTTAATTTAGGCTGACCTGTTCGTATAGCATGTTCAATTAGGTCATCAAGTTTCTCATCATCTCCTAACCTACTTCGCATATCTCTAATCTTTTCATCATTAAAAACACGTGTCATATAATTAGGGTGAGTATTTAGTATCTTAGAAGAAAAACCAGCTACATCATATTTAACAGCTTCATCTGCTAATTCACGTTGTATCTTATTTAAAGCATCTCCTGCTTTTTTAACTTCTATAGGTACTTCTTCTGTATCAATACCTCTAACGTAACGAGATACAAGAGTGTTAAAGTCTGCTATTTTACCACCAGTTCTCTTTGTCCAGAGTGTTTGTTGACTAGGCATAGTAGCAGCTATCTTATTACGAAATCTTAGTTGTAACAGTTCTGCTATCTCAGAAGCAGAGCCACCTGTTTCTAGTTTACCACCCCTGTAACCTACGCTATTCATACCTAATGCACGTGCAGAGTACTTAGCCCATCCCATAGGAGAAGAAGCAAGCGTATAACCCACACCTATTAGTTTACGTAGTTTACCTGTACCCCATATACCTTCTATCTCTGGTATTTGTTCTACATCTTTGGTTGTTAAAGTAGTTTGGTCTGCTTGTTTTGTTGGTAAACCATCAATAGCTTCAATAAATTTATCACCCTGTAACTCAGAAGAAATAATCCTAGCAGCTAGTGTGTCTACGTTATTAGCGTCATAGAAAGCCCTCTCAGACGGTGTAAGCTCAAAACCTTCTGCTACTTTCTTAGCTAGTTTAGCACGTGTACCTGCCTTTGCAAAGCCTGTTAAACCTGCATTTATACCACCACCTAATCCTGCTCCTATAGCACCAGCAAGTATAACATCGTTACCGTCTATGTCATATCTAAACTGCGCTCTAACAGCTTCAAATGCTGCTGATTCTGCTGCACCTACTGCTGCTCCTATTTTAAAAGCTCTTCCTACGTTGTAAGCTTTCTTAGCTGCACCTGCTGTTAATGTAGCAGCACCAGCAACAGGAGTACCTACTGCTGAAACTGCCGCAGACGTACCTAAGATAGCAGCCCACTCAACAGGGTCAAACATAACAGCAAAAGCATTAGCAGTAGCACCAGTGAAACCACCATCTGCTACTTGTTTTAAGTTTGCCTGTGTTTTAAGATAGGAGTCTCTAGTTTTAATAGCACTGTTAAGTCCAGAAGTTTGGGCTTTTTCTATAACTTCTCGTACTGCTGTTCTATCTTCTAGTCCTTGTGTTAGTTCTTTAACAAGTTCAGGAGTAAAAGAAGTTATAGGTGTACCATCCGTATCTGTAATCCTATCCCAATTATTTACAATAGTCGGTGCTATCCACTCTTCTTGAATGGACGCACCTAAACTTTGTAAAAATGTAGAGCTTTGCTTATTCTGTCTTATCTGCTCTTTTAGTATAGTAGATTCATCTACAGTAGTAACTAAGGGTAAATCTCTAGGGTCTACTTCCTCTAAATTTAAATCTTTAAATAATTCATTATCAAAGTTTTGAACCATGATTTACTTTTCCTTTTAAGCTTTTATATTAAGTTAGGTCTTTTTTCTTACCTACATAAATTTTAACACCACCCTTAACTGCTGTTTCAGGTTGTGTCATGTAAGCAATGATACGTAGCTTTTCAGTAAATGGTACATCTTCTAGTACTTTGTATGCTTTAGTGAACTCACCTTTTTCTACAAAGTTTTTAAATGAAGCACCCTTAGTACCTTTATTAAAGTCATAAGTATCTACAATGTAAACCTTATCACCTTCTACTTTAATAGTACTAGCTCCTAGTAAGGTAGCCATTCTATATTCAGGACTTGTGGCAGAAAGTTTAATTGTCTCAAGTAAACCTTTCTTAATGCTACTTGTTCCTGTAGTATCAAAGTCTTCGTAACTTATGTCTGTGTCACCAGTTGCTAATTTCTCTGTTACTAAACCTTTTAGCATGGATAAATCAGAAGCATTTAAATCTAAGAAATTTACTTCAGTATCCCCAAATAGAGTATTCTTTATAAGTTGAGTAGCATTAGCAGGTGTTACATCAAGCTTATAAATAGTATCAAATACTTTCTTAAGTGTATTTTCTTCTTCTTTAACTTGTTGTTCAGGTGTTAAAGTAGAAGCTTCAGCAGTAGGTATTACTGCTTCCTTAATACTAGCACCTAACTCACTTGCTACTTTCATAGCTCTATCAGCCGTTTGTGTAGCCCACTTAGTTGCCTTTATTGTTCCATCTTTTGTAACAGTGTTTAGCATGTTAAATTGAGCATTAGCTAAAGCTACTGCTTGTTCTACAGAACCTTCAGCATACTTAGCAGC